TCGAAGTCATCGAAACCCGGAGTACGGGCACCTTCAACCGGAGTGAGGACCGAACCGCCGATGGTAACCGTGTCCGCCGGGGTGACGGGGAACGGCGCCATGGTGGCGGGTCGCACGCCCATGGTCATGAAGTCACCCGTGGCTGCGGTGCCGACGTTGAAGTCCAGACCACCAGGGGTGAGCGTGTTGCTGGCCGTCAGAGTGACGAGACCACCACCCACGACCGAAGCGTCGATGGTGATGGTGTCGCCGTACACGACGCTGGCGAGGGTAGCCGAACCGGTCGAACGGGTGCCTTCGTCGAAGTGCAGACCACCCGGGGACTGCATTCCCAAAGCGGTCAGAGTGATGCCGTCAACGGTAACCGTGTCGTTCGGGATCGGCCCGCTCACGGTGATGGTGCCGCTCGCCTGGACGCCCTCATTGAAGTTGAGGCCACCCGGAGTCTGAGCTCCGGCTGCGGTCAGGAGAACCGGGCCACCGCCCACTGCCGTGGTATCGATGGTGATGGTGTCACCAGGCTGAACGCCGGCAGCCATGATGGTGCCTCGAGCTTGGCCGGTGTCGTAGTCGAGACCGCCGGGAGTGACCCCAAGGGAACCGGTAAGCGTGATGCCTCCAATCTCGATGGTGTCTCCCAGAACCGAAGCCACGTTGGTGACGGTGCCGGTCGCGAAGGTACCGAGGTCAGTGTCGGCACCTGTGAAGGTGAACCGCATCTGACCGTCCGCGTTCGCCGTGCAGGTCACGTCCACACCATCGTAGGCTGCCGGGAGAGCAGCGATGGCGGTGTCGAGTGCGGAGTTCACCGCAGCAGCCAGCGCGTTCGGGGACACGTAGATACCCGGGGCGATGGTCGCCGTCACCGGGCCAGTGCTGCCGTTGGTGACGCCCGTGTAGTTGAACGTGAGGGTGTCGTACTCACCAGCCGTGATGGTCGTGGTTCCGAGGAACCGCGTCACGCCGTCGTAGTACGGGTTGTTGTCAGCGAGCTTGGACTCAGCGTTGATCGCCTCGACGTAGGCATCGGCGTTCACGCCCGTCTGTGCCGGGACGTTCACCGTGACCACCACGTTGTCCACCGTGAACGAGATGTTGTCGTTCAGACCGGCGAGAACATCGTAGGTCGTCTTGCCCGAGTCGTCGGTGTAGACAATCTCCTCACCAAGGAGCGAGGCGTTGAAACCGAGACCCGCGATGCCGTGTGGCGCCGAGAGATCGATGCCGGCCGCACCGCCCGCCAGCGGAGAGCTGTCGATGGTGAACCGAGCTCGGTCCGACTGACTTTCGACGAAGAAATACGGGCCCGAACCGGGAACCGTGAACTTGCCGATCGTCGAGTCCTTGTCGGAGAACTGAATGGTGACGGTTTCCTCGACGGGGCCTTGCGTGCCGCCCTCGAAGTGAACGTCGGGAGTGATCTCCGAGCCGCTCGGGAACTGGATCGTGACGCCGGTGAGCGCCGGACCCTTGCTACCGAACTTCGGCGTGTAGACCGGGTTCCCGTTGCTGTCGAACAGGAAGTAGGTACCGATGCCCGACGGTCCGCTGGTCTCAACCTGAACGGTGTACTCCTCATCGACGAGGATGTTGTACCAGAAGGTCGCCCAAACCTCGGCGCCCACGGGCACCGGCTGCTCGAGGGTGATCTCCGTACCCTGAACCTGCGTCACCGTCACCGGACCGCGCTGGAGGGCGTCTTGGATGCTGAAGCCCCAGTAGGCCCGAACCAGGTTCGGGTTGTTGGTCGGGAGATCGAGACGGTTGTTGCTGATGCTGAGGAAAGTCTGCTGACCCAGCGGGGTGTCACGACCGTTGCCCGTGGTGGGCTGAGCCGGCAACGTGAACTTGGTACGATCCTCAACAGGCGGGTTGACCGTGTCGTCGACCACCACATCGGTGGGCGCAAGGAACCATCGGTTGTCGATGAGCAGGCCGCTGATCTGCGTGGGACCGAACGCGGGAGCTCCGGGGCTCGTGACTCCGGGCGACACCAGGAAAGCGGAACCCCAGACGATCAGGTCGTCCTTGAGGATGAAGTCAGCACCCTCGATGAAATCGTTGTTGAGCGGAACGATGCCGCACCGCAAGACCTCGGTGACATTGATGTTCGCCAGGTAGTCGAACGTGTCTTGCCACGAGTTGAAGAAGTACTGGACAGTGACCTGCGATCCCACTTCGGGAGCGAAGGGCAGCGTCACAGCGTGGTTCTGGCCGTCCACCTCTGTGGGGATGACCTGCACCCCGTCCACGCGAACCGTCACCTTCGAAACGTCGGTGGTGGTGATACCGCCGTTGGTACCGTCCACGATGGGACCGTTGTAGGTGTAGAAAGTTCGGTTGCGGTTGGTGCTCTGACCCCGCGAGAAGCCCAAGACGACGTTGGCCGATCCGTCGCCGATGAGCAGATCACGGTCAGCAACCAAACGCACAGCGGTCTGGCCAAAGTTGTTCGTGAACTCCGAAGCGACGAGAGACGTGCCGGCTGCCGCGCCGTTGATCAACGAGACAACCGTGGCGGCAGTGACGCTCCCAGTCGGGAAGGTCGCGGTCACGACCTGTTGAGTCGCCTGCGACTGGTCGAAATCCACCGTGACGGTGAGCTCGTTGGTGTCGGCGGTGAACTCGTACTGGTTGCCGAGCGCGCCATCCAGGACGGCGCTCGAGGGCGTCGCCTGGTTCGAGACATCGTCGGTGATCTGGGAGTCGGTCCGCTTGAAGAAGTACGTGATCCGCACATCGTCACCGAGCTCGGGAGCGGTGCTGATCTCGATGACGCCGATGTCGGCGCGCGCGACGCTGAGCACCACATCGGCACGCCCGTTGATCGTCACGAAGATCGAGCTCGGGTCGGTGGCGATGGTGCCGCTGCCATCACCGTTGGTGATGGGGAAGTTGCGCACCTGGATCCGACGACGCTCGCCATTGAAGTCACCGAGGGTGACCTGGCCAGTGTCGGAGATCGAGACTACCGCGCGACCAGTCTCGTCCTCCTGTGGAACCTGCTGGTCCACGGAGCTCGAGGAGCCACGGATGACTTCGAGGTCTTGTTGCTGGAGAAGCTCGTTACCGGTCCCGATGAAGACAGGAATCCGGACACCAGCAAGTACAGCGGAAACCGGGCTCTCGAAAAGCGTCCGCGTGTACACGCCGGGCGGGGCGTAAATGTTGCCTGGGAAATCGGCCATTGTGGGGCTACCTCTTCGGAGTCAGGGCAGATCTCTCCTGTGGAGCTAAAAGCCCTGGATTGCAGTCGCTGGATGCGCTCAAAAGAGCACTGGAGTACACATCTGCTTCTCGTTCACGTCCGTTTGTCGGTTTCCATTTGGCCGTCCCCGTGAGGGGAGGAAGATCGGGGTGCTGCTGGAAAACAGCGGGTGTGTCTCAATCTGTCGTGTCTGTCTGGTTCAATCTGGGTGCCTCCAAGGGAGGCCCGGGGTAGCGACCGCTTTCTACGAAGCAGCCTCGTCGGGAATCTCATGGGTGCCGGAAAGGGACTTGCCGGTTCGGCCATACGCGCCCTTCGCTTTCCGGTACTCGGTGATGCGCTTCATCGCCTCCTGGTTTTGAAGGCGCGCCTTCTTCGCAGCGATGCGCTGTTGCTCGGTCATGACGAAGTAGTCGCCATTATCAAGCCGGCTGAGGTGATCACCAGTAGTGTTGTTGGCGTCAATGACGCGCCGCTTGTAGTCTTGGCGGTCCTGGTAGACGCGCAGGTTGGCCTGTGCGCTTCGACCGATCACCACATCCACGTCGTGATCGACCGAGCTCGCTCCCGTGTTCTGAGGAGCCGGAGCATCAGGCCGATGACCGAACTTGAAATTAGCAGCCGAGACTTGCCGGGACGCACGACCCCTGCACTTCTTGCAGGGAAGCGTCTCCTTGGCAGCCGTTTTGGGCTGCATGGACTGGAACCGAAGTCCGCAATCCGAGCAGTGGTACTTGAAAATGGGCAAGCGCGCGTGCTCCGTCTATATGTGCGCCGGTATAGGCCCACTAACGAAGCATCGGGCCCGTGTTCTTCTTGCCAGGGAAACCAGACTTGCCCGCGTACCAGGGATCGAACGTCTGGGAGAGGCCCAGATCGGCCATCGCGCGGATGTTGTCCTGAATTTGGGCGATCTGCTCGTCCGTGAGGCCCGCGATCTGCTCGATGAAGGGCGGTGTGAGCGGAGCCTGACTCGGCCCAGAAAGAGGCAATGGAGGTCCTCCACCAGGCTCGACGCCCCGGATACAGATGCCCAGAGGCACGTGGATGCTCCAATCCGTCTGAAGCTGAAGGTTGAAACTGGCGTTGTAGAACCAGTCATCGGCGTTTTCGTCGTAAACCTCTTCGGTCTCGCCGCCGAGATTGATCGACAAAAGCTCGATGCCCGCGCTCGAGAGCCGAGGACGCGCAGTTGCCCACAGGTACAGAGCGGTCTGATCCAGAATTTCACGTTGCGCGAGCGGATCTCGAGCGATGACATCCACGTCGAGCGTGAGGTCCCAACGACCACCGAACTCGAGCGCAGAGATTGATCGCTTCGACTGCACCACAACCGCCAACCGATCTCCCGGAGTGATGCGGCGACCGAAGGCCAACACGACACCAGGGATGGGTTCCGTCAACGCCCGGTTCTCCATGACCTTCCACGGACCCGTCGTCTCACCAGGGCAACGGTAGTCCGCCGAAAGGAAATCCTCTTCGGACAGAGGCTCGGTGAGCTCGAGCATCCCTGTCGCAGGGTCAGCCGTGTAATGCGTGCCTTCGTACAGTTGGAGGTTGCCAGGCATCCGGTACAGACGAAGCGTCCCTGCCAAGAAGGCACCCTTCTGAAGCTGGTACTCCGTGTCGTTGACCTGGAAGACCGTCTCGTCCTCGACGTTCAGCAGTGGATCGACGAAGAACGCATCATCCGTTGGGTTGCCGTTCGCATCACAGAAGTCAATGTAGTAGATGCCCGCCTCAGTCGGGAACAGACCACCGTTGTTCTGGATGTCGATCATGTTCTCCTTGACCCACTCGATCGACAAGCCAGGCTTGCCTTCAACGTTGGCCAAGTAAACGTAGCTGTGGACGTACCCTTGGAAGTTGTCGGCAGCGAGCTGCGCTTGGTTACCCGCACTGTTTTTCAGGACGATGCCGAACTGCGGACGCTCACGAAACGAGTACTTACCCTGGATGTGATCAACGATGTCCTTGTACCGAGGGTGGTACTGCCAGTAGTTGCGCAGCTCCTCGATGAAGACACGTTGGATCTGCTGGGTCAAGAAATAGTAAATCTCACACCTTCCCTTCAGGCTTCGTGTCGATGACACGGTAGAGCCAGCCACGGTCCACGCAGAACTTACGACCTGCGATGAACTTGGCCGCGATGCGGCCTGTTTTGTCAGCCTCGATTCGTCGTCGAGGTTTGATCTCTTCTACTTCCGGAAGGCGACCTTCGTAGATAACCAGGGTGTCGGGGGTGTAGTGTTTGACCGCTCCTTCCCAGAAGTAGGGGATCGAGAAAGGTTGTGGTTTGTACAGGAGGACCGTGTCATCCGCATCCAGTTCGATGAAACGATTTTTTTCCCAGGAACTCATGAAGTGTACGCGACCCGCTTTGGGGGAGTCATGCCAACCACGGGCAAAACCTCCTCCTGTAGTTCGAAGTCTTTCGGACGCGCGACGTGACTGTGCTTCACGGAATTCGGGAGTCCGAACAACCTTGGCAAATGCCGCAGCAGCCCGAGCCACACGCTCATCGGTTTCCTTGGTCAGGCCGACATTCCAGCGACGCACTCGATCCAGAATTTCACGTTTTTTCGCTGCGGTTTCCGGCGTGTCTCGTCGTCCTCGTCGTGCTGCTGAAACCTTGGCCCGCGTTTCTGCGCTCCGAACCAAACCTGTCATGGCTTGCGACCGAGAGCGCCACGTAAGCCCGTGTGCAGTGAACGAGTCGCGCACAAGCCGGATGTTGGTTCCGGTTCGGTCAGCGACCTTTTGGATAGAGAGCCCTTCTTGGAAATACAGAGTTTCCAGGACTTCTCGTTCCAGAAGTGGTTGGGTACGAGGTGGCACAGCTCAAAGCCTCCTGGGGATTTGGGTTCCCACAGGAGGCTTCGGCATAGAACGAAAACCGCTGTCAGTCCTCGTCGTCCACGTACTCTTGCATCGCCTGCACAAGAAGACCCCGTGCAACAGCATCCAGAGGCTCCTTAGCCGCCCGGATCTCGCTGATCTCGATGGGGAACTTTTTACGTTTGTCCTCGAAGACTTGGGTGAAGAACTCGAGGAACCCACCGGCCTTGGACGTACCGCCGCTGACGACGATGGGGATCGGCTTCGGCAGCGAGAACTTGCCCTGGATCTTCATGAACTCGCTCGCGACGTTGTCGAGCGCGTACTCGATGAGGCTCTTGTAGTAGACCACCAGAGCCTCTTCTTCACGGCTCTGCGGGTGCATGAGGTTGAGCCCCTTCTCCTTGAGGCTACACATGCGAGCCTGCGTAGAGCCCGTGGACTTCGCGGCACCGTGGTCGATCCAGTCCCCACAGTTATGAACCGTCATGCCTGGAGAACTGAAAGAGTGGTGTTCCGACCCCACACGGATGTCGTAGACCTCCCCATCATGCTCCACTTCGGAAACCGAAGCGACCTTGTAGGTGACGAAGGCGGGGAATCTGTCGAACACTTGGTGGCCTTCGACTGTGAGCATCGTGTCGAACAGATTCTTCGCTACGTGGCCGTTGATCCTGATCTCGTAGCACGGTTTGCGACCTTCGATTTGGACACCACGTGCGTTCACGCCGCCGAGGCGTGGCTCCCGTTTGAGGATTGAATGTTCGATCCCGAAACGGTTGAGTAGATGGTGAGCCAACATGACGACAGGCACCGATGTGTTCGTGATCGTGTGACGCTTGAGCTCCTCATGGGAGTCGCTGTCCATCAGACCATGAAGAATTCCGAGTGCCATCTGGTTGCCGATCTTGGAGGGATCAAGCGGGCACCGTTTTGTCCCCTCATCATCGTAGAACTTTTCCTTGAAATGGCAGGCCACCGGTGTGATGTGAAGTTTGAGGCGCGTGAGGTTTTCGGCGGGATCGTCCACGATCTCCGGTTCTCGATGGAACAGGCGGAAACACAAGTCTGTATACTCTTCGACAAGATGTTGATCCCGGCGGTTGATGGCAAACTGGACATAAGACGGCCTTTCGGCATGAGGACCACATGAACCATCGCCGAGGAACATCCCCATCAGACGCCCCAACCCACGCGCCCCAGCAACCGTGACGTTTTTTCCGTCTTGCCTACCGAAATAGTAGCTCGATCCGCTGTCCCGGTCGGACTGGATCGTCGCGATACCCACGGTATCCCCCTCACGAAGATCCCCTGCCTCAACCCACTCCCATCCGAAACGACGTTGGACAAATACCCGATGGTCGTGTGTGAGACGGTGAGGGAAAGCAGGGAGATTCTCGAGTTGAACCTCGATGAGATGGCGCCGGGTCCCGTTCGACATCTTCTCAAGGACAGGCACGAAAACACCGTATGCGTCGAGGATTTCGTCACCTTCGCGCACCTCCTCCATCGTTTTAAGCCCTTCCCGCGTGACGACCGGGAAGTCTCCTGAGAGACAGCGCGCGACGCTAAAACTCAGACCCTCGATGGTGCCCATGGCAAGCGCCACGTTGGTCATGCCGGACCCGAACGAGAATGCGATGCCGGAGAAACCATCCTTCGCGCACTCGGAGTAGATGATCGCCAGCGCCTCGTTGCTCGGGTACGCCTTGTAGCCGCACTCGTTGACGATCCGCTCGAGAACGCCTCGGTGGTACACCACGTCCCGGTCCGGATCATCGACCGGAGCCGCCGGCACAGAGAAGTAGCAGACCTCCTTCTCTTCCTTCGGCTCACCGAGCACATGCTTGACCAAGATGCCGAGGATCTCGAGTGCATCGATCTCCCCAGCCGCGATCAGGCCGCTCTGAAGCGGGCGCCGAACTTCGCGACTGAACATGTTGGCCATGTCGTAGGCCGCATCCCCCACGATGACGAGCCCGTCGTCCGTTGAGACGTAGTTGACGCCCGACAGCTTGAGCATCTTGCGGTGCTCGGACGGCAGATCGAGGAAGGCGTCACGAATGCGGTTCGTGATGACGCCTTCCTTGGTACGACGGGCAGCCACGATGTTCATCGTGCCCATGTCGAGCCCGACCCCCAGGACTGGTTTTTCACTATCGCTCATGATTCGTTCTCCTCGTTCCCATTCTTTCTACCGCGCTTCTTGCTTCGCAGTGCACGGAGTGCGGCCTGTGCGTCGTCGAGCTCTTCCCCGCCTTCGCTGGCCTTTTGCTTTACATCGATCTTGGCCTTCGTGTCCTTCGAGACAATCTTGTCCGGGATGAACAGAGGCTCCTCGGGCCCAGAGCTCTTACGAGCCCTAGGAGCCGCTCCTGCCACACCGCCCTCGGGCACTACGCGCCGTAGGACGTTCTCCAGGACGCCCTCGAGCTGTGCAGGGTCCAAGGCCGGAGCTGGAGTTGGGGCCGTTGGTGCAGCCTCTGAGGCGGCTTGAGCGGCCACCTTCCCGACCTCCTCGGCGATCACCGAACGAAGCCCAGGGATCAGGTCGCCCAAGAGCTCGGCCTTGAGCCTCTCGGTGTCCACCTCCTGCACCACAGTCTTTTCGACAAAGGTTTCGATGCGATGCTCGACTACCTTGCCGGAATCGGCGGGTTCTTTGTTCTGTGGCCGGCTGTGGGCCACGAAAGGCGGAGCTGGACGTGTAGGCACGGCACCCTTCCGTTGAGCTTTTCGATTCACCCGCACGTTGCCCTTCCCCTGCTCCTTGGCCAAGTCCTTGGAAGACTGAGCCGCAGCGATCGAAACCCAACGCTGCTCCCCACGCTTCAGCCCCACAATCCCCAGGTCGGGGATGTCGCAAGGGTTGCAGCAGATGATCTGGGCTTCGATCATACAAGGGGAGTCTCTTTGAGGGTCTTCATGATCTGCTGGTCAATCATCGCCTTCATCTTGCGCCTCGATTTTTCGTAGGCCCTACGCACAAACGTGTGCTTCTTGAAACCTGGATGAATCCAGGAATCTTGTGGCGATGCCGGAGTGGTTCTGATCAACACTGTACCGCCGGGTCCCTTCATCGGTACCCGCGAGACTCCAGCCTGTTGGGTCAACCACTCCATGGGGTAAGCTTCACGCCCCTCAAGGAGCTGATCGATCCAGGGCCACGAAGAGTAGATCTCCACGCGACCCCCACGCGGAACTACTTTGTGCGTGAACGAATCGAAAAAGCCCACTGAACGAGGAAGACCCTCGGGTTCTCCTGGCGGGGTCGGTTTGTTGCCTTGTTTGGCGAAGTCCTTGCCCGCCTCGAAGACGATGGCTTCGACGAGCATCTCGCCGATCTTGTTGAGGAACTCGGGAGTGATGAAGTCCTTGTTCTGGAGACCAGCCCAGGTCTTCCCATAGGTCCGTTTGATCTTGATCTCCATCTACGCCCCCCACCTAGTAGGTGATGTTCTCGTAGACGGGCGTGCGACCCCTTTGCTCGCGTTCGTCTGGGATGTTGTCCTTCTCCGTCTGCATCGGGGTCTGCTGGTAGTCGGAGCCCACGGGGTAAGGACCCTCGGGTGGGTACTCCGTCTCCCAACCTCCGCCCTGCACGACAGCAGGACGACCGCGACACTCGGGCCAGCAAAGTTCCGTCGTGTCGAACAGCGGGATCTGGTAGCGGATGTCGTTCTCGTCCAGGTACTTCATTGTGAAGTGCTGCTGGAGGATCGTGCCGCGATTAGACGGCTTGCGAACCGGGCCAATCGAGTATCGCTCGTTGGTCTGCTTCACGATGAAGTCACGCATCGTGAGCAACGGGCTCGGGCCCGACCAGACATCCTGCGTGTGGTCGAGGTACCGACCATTCGGTGTCTGTTTTACGGCACGCTCAGCGTCATCCGGCGCGACGATGAGGTCGTAGGGACCTTCGTATCCACCGACGAATCCAGTGCCGAAGCACTCAAGACAACGGGAGTCGGGCTGCTGGTTGTACTCGATGGTCCGAGGATCGCGACCGCAGAAGCAGCGTGGTCCGCTGGTCTTTTTGATGAAGACCTTGACACGCTCACCACCCTGCTCGAGAACCCAGTTGTTCCGACGCATAGCCTCACGCCAGATGTAGTCGAGCCGCTCAACGGACCGGTAGGTGATCGGCTCGGCGAAGTCGAGCGGCGTCTCCCGGAACCCGGTCGGGGAAGCGGGGTCTTGAGCCACCGTCGTAATGCGGTACCAGATCTTCTTGTCGAGGTCGGTACGCACCGCGTTCGTGTTGTAGCGGTAGCTGATCGACACCGCCGACTCAGGGCCTGTAGGCAGCACAGGCTCGATCCACCGCTCCGTCGCGAAATTGTAGCCTCGGACGTTGATGAGGGTAACCTCGCCGGTCGGACCAAACACCGCGTGAACGGGGACGATCTGGTTGTCGATGACGAGCTGCACGTCCATCGGGCTGTTGGCCGAAATAGCCTGCCCGGAGTTTTTCACGATCGGGAAATACTTCGTCCGAAAGATCCAGTTGCGCTGGTTCGCGGACTCTCCTCGAGCGATCCAGCTCGTCTCCCAGTCAACGACTTCGTTGTCCACGAAGGCGTTGTTGGTGAAATCCCGATAGAACGTGCCACCTACCGGAGCGATGTTGAGGCGCGTGTAGGGGCCGCGCTCCGACGTGTCGCTACGGTAGATGTTGACGCCGAGGACTGTGAACTTGCTGTTCTTGGTCAGAATGGCTGGGTTGTCCCAACGCAGGTCCATCGTGCCCGAGAACAACGGGCTCACGACCTCAGCGTTGATGGGTGGGGCCGGACAGTCGTTCGGCCCCACCTCCCAGCCGGGACATCCGGGACCGAAAGGTCCCGGACTGGGTCCAGGGTCAGGACATGGCGGCGTCGGGGTAGGTTCCGGGGTCTCGCACGAAACCGGCTTCAACGGATCCGGCTTCTGCAACCACGGTTCTTGCCCCTTGTTGATGCACGTCATGTCCTACCTGCCTTGGAGACGCTAGGCGCCTCCTTGAGTCTGACCTGCACCGGGGGGCGTGACCAGTCGGACCGTGCCGTCCTGGAGAGCCACCCACTGCTGACCGTCCTCGAGGTTGAGACGCTTCGAGATCGCGTTGATGTGCCCCTGGCCCTTGTCGTCGAGCTCGTCGAGCTTGGCCAAGATGCGCGTCTTGAGAACCTCATGCTCACCGACCTTGGCCAGGAGTTGCTGAGACTCCTGACGAATGCTCAGAAGAGCCGTCTGCTCCTCGGGGGTCAGCTTGCCGATGATGCTGGGGTCCTGCGCCGGAGCCTGCGTCTCCGGAGCGTCGGGGGTTGCGGTGGTGTTCTCGGTGGTGTTCTCGTTGTTTTCCATTTGAGCCTCCGGCTTGCCGGTACTCTACCCACGCCCCACAGATTTGGCTTTCTCCTCTTCAAGGAGAAGACGCCGGTGGGCACGCAATTCAGACAGGAAGTTGTCGAAATGGGTGCCTACGCGGTCACCGAGGGTGAGGGTTCGTGCGTGTTTGACCACGCTGGGGAATTTTTCGAAAGACCAGAAAACGTTCCCGTCCTGGTCGGTGTACTCGTAGATACGGAGTCCCTTGGTGACAGCGCTTTCTTTTGTCGAATCTGTCACGGCTGTTCTTCCTTGGGCGTCGGACCTTTCTCAGCCTTGGCGGCCTTGGCGGTGCGCTCCCGGTTCTCTTTTTTGAGCTCTTCGATGATCTCGTCAAGATCATCTTCGGCCTTATCGACCTGCGCGATCTGCTTCTCCAACAGATCGTGAGCAGCGTGGGCAGCCTCGTTTGGCATCTTCGCCTGCTGCACCCGCTTCAGCGCTTGCTGCTCTCGACGCTCAAGGATGGTCTCAACCTCTTTCTTGGGGAGACAACGACCTTCGAAGCGCATCCGTCCCTTGAGACAGTCGTCTTTGAGCTCTTCGTCATTCGGTATCGGCGCACCAGGCTCCGGGACTACCCCCTCACCTCCGGTGTCTTCACCCTCGTCCTCCGCAGCTTCCGGAAGGTCCTCTTTGGTCTCTTCCTTCTTGTCAAAATCCGACGACGGCCGATACTCAGGCAGCCGGTCCTCCTTCTTCTCGAAGCCCGGCGCCTGCTTACCAAGGCAGGAGATCATAGTCAGCAGGAAGCTACTGAGGACGGTCGCGGAGTAGCTTTTTGACTTCATCGATCTTCTCGTCCACGTTGTCGAGCTTGCCCTCGAGCCGCACCAAGGCAAGCGAATTCTTTTGGACCGAATCAGTCACATCTGCGAGTTTGTCGAGGTCTTCTTGCAGCTCCGTGATCCGCTCGTCCTGAATAGCGTTGTTGACCTCAAGCTTGACTCCCCAGATGATCACTGGAATCACCAAAACAGACAACACTTTCATGGTGATATCCACGAACTTGGAAGTGTTGTCCTTCGAAAAAGCGCTGTGGCTACTGGGGGACATAGGATCAACCGCTCCTACTCACAAAAACCTATAGAGGAGTTACCGGGCTGAACGAAGCTTGGCCGCCAAGTAGCGTGCCGTGACACGCGCAACCTTGTTGAGCTCGAGCTCGTCGCCTTCAGACGTCACCCAGCCGGCTTGCTTGAGCGCATCTACCGCCTCACGGAAGAACTCGGGGCCTTCTCCGTGGAAAGGATAGTGTCGGCTGATGTCTTCAGCCATGGTTTCAAGGTTCACGCTGTCCTGCGCGGGGAGGTTTTCGAGGTAGCGGAGCACAATGTTTTGCGCCTGCTTCAACTGGTCGCCCCCGAAGTCGTTGCGGAGATCGGTCCACTCGACCCGTCGGGGTTCGAGGTCACCTCGAAGAAATTGCCAAGTTTGTGGTTCACGGAGCGGCATCGTTGATCTCCTGCTTTAGGCCCTACTCAAGGGCGTGTCATAAAGGCTTCACCGGCACAGCACAACTTCATGAAAAGACTCTGCGGGCACGAAGTCGACAAATAAAGCGGCGCCACCATGAGAGTCGAAGAAGGGTTCGATAAACCTCTCGAACCGCACGGGCCTCTTGAAGAGCGGAAGTGGGAGTATTCAACTCGATACCGAGGAACTCAGCAACGGACGCGAGGGACAAATTTTCAAGCCCACAGGGCTCAATTTGCTCCCAAGCCAAAGTAACCGTATCGATCCATGGAGAGTCAATGGAGAGCATCCTCGCCAACACAGCATCAGGAGGAACATTTTTGCTCTCGAGAATTTGTCGAACAACGGGGCGAACGAACCGCATAGCTCGCTGCACGTCATGTCCGACAACGAGACGATTCTCAAGAAACTTGAGAAGAGCTTGACCTACATCGTTTTCAGACGGACTTGGGGCCCATTCCCCGTCAGAGTACCCGGCCCTTACGAGAAACTCGGCTACCCCTTTGTCAGGGCGCGAGGGAAGTAATGCCGTATGCAAAAGAGTACTCCCGTCGGTGCCAACGACTGCGACATCGAGAATTTCATGCTCACCTGCGTCGGGTCCTGAGGTCACCACCGCGAGAAACACGGGAGAACGTCCATTGATGTCGTAGCTCACTACTCGTCTCCGAAAAGGGGCACCAGGGAGAGCCGCACTCGACGGATCACAGCGACGTCGGTCTGACCCTGTCGAGAGAACTGAAGCTCAACGACCGGAGATGACCCACGACTCGTGTTGATCACGAGGCTGCCGCTGCGGGCATCGAAGAATCCGACACCCTCTACCCCACCGCTGGCGACCTCCTGCCCGTCCACAAGAACGGAGAACCGAGCCTGTCCGTTGTTGGTGTTGTTCTGGAGTCGGAGCTCGCAGTAGAATCCGAGCTGGTACCGGAGCGTGCCGATGGGCTCGGCGTTCAGGACGGCGGCGGTCTGCGGCGTCGGGGTGCCGTTGGTCTGCGCGGCGATGACATTAACACGCTGAGGGTCATTGTTGAAGGGGATGCCCTGGTGATTGGCGACGATGCCGTCGAGAGTCGTCTGATCCCCTGACGAAAGCGTCGAGACGAACTCGATGTCGACATCGTCGCCATCGAGACTGATGCCTTGAAGCACCTCCGCGATGCTCGAGTTCTCGATCTCGACGGTGAGGACTGTAAGGTCAACAGCCTGGTTGGGGAAGTCGTTCTGGAGACTGTAATTGTAACTCGCCATGGGTTCGCTCAAAACTCACTGTTGGTGCTGATCGAGTAGAGGGTGACGGATGCCTTGCTTCCGCCGTAGGGAACGTCGCTAGACAGCTTGATCCGAATCCTCATGCCAGAGGCGGAGTCGATGTCTCGAGTGGCGTCCTCCTGGTACGGCCAGCGGTAGACCTGGATCGGGTTCTGGAGACCTCGCCACCCGGGACCGCCGAGAGCCGGGATCTCCGGGTAGGCTCGCTGAGCCTCGGCGATGTAGTCGTACATAGTCTTGTACTCGCGTCGGTAGCCGAGCGGGATGCGCGTGCCCGTCGGGAAGGATGTCACGTAGTCCGGGTTGACGTCGTTGACCAGTTGGGGGGCGTAGTACTGCACGTAACCCTCAAAGTCGAAGATGACCGTGTCCGTGAGCACCAGGTCCGTCGAGAACTGCGCCTCAACGGCGGTGAAGCGCAGTTTAGTCCCCGGGTTCGGCTCAACAAAAAAATCGGAGGTGGTGGCGTAGCTGTACGTGGCCTTGACTGTCTTGCCGGACTGGCTCGAGTTGAACGTGACGACGCCGGTCTCGTAGTCGACCTGGTAGTCCCCATCCGTGGTGTCGGGGGAACTTTCGGTCATCGCCACGTCGTCCACGGTGACGGCAACGTAGTAGGAGTCGTAAAGCCTGTACTCCTGGGTGATTTTCCCGTGCGTGACGTCGATCCAGTAGGGGTTGGCGGAGGCGAACTCGGTCGCACTGTTCTCCGTCAGAACCTCATTCACGACCCGGCTCGACATGGTGTACCAGGTCGTTTTGTCGCACCAGTTATGAGACATGAAGTCCGTCGGGTTGCCCTCGCGCCAGGCAGGCATCGTGAAAGGCACGCCCGCAGAGGTGTACTGGCCCGGACCCCTGATCGTGGGGACCCCGTCGTGGGCCGCGACGACCGCGTCAAGCGCCGCCTCCTCGGCCATGTCGAGTGCTGCGAGAAAATCGACGTAGAGATCTTCGCCGGCCACGGTGACTCCGGCGAGCTCCTTCGTGATCGTGAGGTCCGCTCGGATCTCTGCGTCGAGGTTGCGAGGGGCGACCGCCCCGTTCAGCGTGTCGTCCGCGATGCTGAAGTTGTACTTGACGATGGCCATCTTAGATCACTCTCCAAAAACTCAGGGTGGCGTCCCACATGGACGACTCGGACCCGGCCCGACCCGATCGGTGTTGCAGGTGGTAGGTGTATGAGCCCTGACTGAGGCTCAGGACAAAATGACGCGAGGCGTAGTGACGCTGGTCGGTTCCGGTGGATTCGAACGATTTCTTTGAAACCGTGGGCTCCTGCACGTGGTGTTGTCCAATATCCGTGTCCCCCTGTAGGACGCGCGCCTCGAAGTCGCTTGAGGTGGAGTCCATGGACCACCCATAGCTCACCAGGAGGATGTATGTGCCTGCCTCGAGCGTGCCAGTCGTCAACTTCACTTTGGGTTGCCAACGAGTACTCGTGGTCGTTGAGATACTGGGACTTTGCGCGGACTGGAAGTGATTCCCGAAAACAACCTGCGCGGAGCTTCCGAGCTCTCCCCACGAGGAGCCGTCCCACACAACGACCTCGCCCTCGTCCTTGATGTAGACGGCGAACCCCGAAGCAGGGATCTGAAACTGCCAGTTGGTCCCGTTCCACCGAGCCACCGCGTTGTCGTGGCTCGCCCACTCACCTGTCGCCGACGCGCCCACGATGTAGTAGTGGCTGGTGTTCGGCGAGCCTGGGGGGCTTGTCAAATCACGATTTTCGACCGTGATGTTCCAACCCGTCTCATCGTCAAGGAAGTCATCAACAGGCTCGCCCGTATGGGCCCCGACAATCGCAGCCAGCGTTACCTTTTCCCCCGCATCCAACTCGGGTTCAAACTCGATGTACAGAGTGTCCCCCCCTGTGGGGCTTGTTGAAACGCCCACAAGGCTCGCAAAGGTAGCGGCTACCTGTGTGTGCAGGGAGCCTGCATCCACGGTTCCGTTGAGCGTATCACCTGAAATCGAAAATTCCTCAACAGCCATCGCACTACCCGATCTTCACCAGGCTCAAACCAGAGCCACTGGGTTGCATCTGAACGGTACCCCAGCCCACGGTGCGCACAGCCCGAAGCCTCAAGGTGTCCCCAGCCGACAGATTCACAGGAAATACGTGCGACGCAGAGGCACCGTATGGCGCCTGACGCACATACATTTCGCCACGTGTGCCAAGCGTGAACCCGTTGTTGATGTCGAGGTAACTAGCAGCTTGCGTACGACTACCGCTGACCAAGAACACCGAAGTCGTGAAAGAAACCAAATACCGGCCATCCTCGTTGACCGTCACCTCATCGCCAGCCAAAGTGTATGTGGCAGAAGACGTAAACCGCTCCACGTTCAGGTTCACCACGATGGTGCTGCCCGTAAACTGCTGGCCGCCAGTCTGATCTACTGCGGAAAACGCATCAACGGTCGGGCTAGTCGGCGAAAGCGCCGCGCTTGACGCCGCCACGCCATCAATGGTCAGTCCGAGAGAGCCTGCGTCCAGCGCCTCATGTAGCCCCGGGTCACTGAGAATCTCGTAAACGAACAAAGAGTCCGTCAACGTGATGGAGCCCGCCAGTGGCACGGAAAGCCCAAGACGCGGCAAATTAAGGATGGCCCCACTAAGGTTCTGGATTGCGATGGTCGGAATCGGCATCAGGTGGCCCTCCAGCGGATACGCACAAACATCTGCACGTCAAACTCGGGCGTCACAGCGTCCGAAACAAGGCGAGCCGCCAGGACACTTCCCTGGGCAAAGTCACCGTTGGCTGTGGTCGTGCGCACCCCAAAAATGAGGTTAGGGAAAGCCAATGTAGCGATGTCCGTGCCAGACGCAACAACAGCATACTCAGCCACGCTTTGGGTCGAACGCCGGATAGTGACACCCACAACCGTTCCGTTGTACAGCGCGTCATACCCCTCCGTGGCGCTCGTGACCATGCCATTGATCGCCCTCAAATAGGTTCCAGCAGGGAACAGATTCCCGTTACGGCCGAACCCGAAGGTCGCGGACTCCACGGACAGCCACTTCGACCGCGACCCGTCGTACTGCATCTGCATCTGAAGCGAGGTGTTGTAGTAGGTGTCGCCCTCGGCCGGGGCCGGACTGACGGGGTCGGTCGCCGAATTTGAGTACCTCTTGGGCCCCGCCCACTGCGGGTCAGACGCACCTGCGGTCAGGACCTGGCCTTCGGTGCCGAGACTGAGGCGAACCCACTCGGCGCCATCGTAGTAGAGAAGATCTCCGGTAGAAGGCGTCCCAACGGGGGCGACGACGCCTCCCGTGAGAACCGATTGAAGGACATCCGGAGGTATGTAGGTTGCGGGTGTTGTGTCGAGGCTGACAATCTGGATGCGCCCGGTCACGACGGCGGTGAGATTGATGGTGACCGAGTTAAAGGGGTTGAGCCCGTCCGGCACCATGTCTTCGATGAGGTCATTCTGAACCTCTTCGCTGACGATGACTCTGACTCCCCAGTCCCCGTATCCCAGATTATGGTTCACCACAACCGAGTCGGTGGCGGTAAAGCTTTGGGTGAAAAGGACATTGACAACGCCGGCCATTAGAGCTTCTCCCCTTCCGTCCAGAAGACGGCGTCGATCTCGACAGACAGCACGAGGACATCCGTATTGCCGGGGCCATCATCGTCCAGTTCCAAACGCACAAACCCCATGTCGCCCTCGTACAACTCTGAGATATCAAACCCATCCTGAGTCGACGTGTGGGACTTATTGATAGAAGTCTGAGGCAAGTTAAAAGTGATGGCCTGCCCCGCAGTAGAAGTCAGGGTAGGGGTGTTCGCGTCGGACCTGGGGACAGGTGTGATGCCTCCGGCAGGATCGGCAACGAGCACTCCGCTTGAAGCTTGCCCCAAAAAAGACCAGATCATCTGTACCGGAGTCGTGTTGGTATTGGTGACATACGTGACAACGAGTCGGAGCGGAAAACTCGTATCAATGCCTCGAGGCAGATTAAACTGGAAATAGACAGCGTCACCATTGCCGTTCAGAATCGAGTTTTTGATGTTGTGGGCCCACCCCGTGGGTAGTCCCCCAGCCCCCACGAGCAAAGTGCCGCTGGTCACCCCGCCGGACTCGCCGAAAATATTGCCCGAACTCACGACGGTTTTTCTGGACCGCGCTCGACCATGAGCCGTTTTGGTGCCGTCCTCGTTGAGTTCGGTTCGGTTCGTGGAGAGTTTGAACTGCTGGAAAACGGGGACAGTCGTAGCAGCCGATTCAATACGAACTCTAGCCCAATAAGCCGTTACGGTGTTGATGGTTTTAGTCGCCCAAGTGGTGTCGTCTTCGATGCCGAAACGGACGTGCTCGCTGCTGTTGGCGCGCAGGAAAAACGTGTTCGCATACCTGTGGAACAGGCTCGAATGCGTGGCCATGGCCCCGATCTCGACCCACGCGGCCCCGTCCCAGATCTCGAACACGTACGTCCCGCCGGAGGTTGCCGTGGTGTTCGCGATCTTCCAGCCCCAGTGCTTGAGCACATCGACGCCGTCCGACAGGACCGACCCGACCAAGATCGTGTGGTTAGCTGCGGTGCCTTGAAACGAAAAAGTACTTCCGGTAGGGGATGCAGCCGCAGCGGACACATTGATGAAGTTACCGCCGTCGGACACGGAACTGGCCGTGGAGTCGGTCGTAAACACGACCATCCCTCGAGAATAACTGTCGCCCTCCCCGAACACGGACTCCCGCCCGCGTTCGGGGATGCCCACAGCAAGCTCGGAGATGAAACGATAAGCGTTGTCGCTGATGTCGTTATCGTCTTGGTAGCTGATGACGACATCAGCATTCGCCAAGTATGCGCCGGGCACAGAGAACTTGTTGCGAGATGCCTCAAAGTTGAGCACATGCAGTGTACCCGTAGTCACCGCAGGGTTGACGTTGAAGTCCAAGGTGCCGCCGTTCGTCCGACCACTGCGGAACGAGATATTGTGCCCGTTTGCGGTAATCGACACCGCTGTAGTGGGTCCCTCAATGTCCAAGACATCTCCGGTGACCGTAGCAGCTCCAACCGAAAGACCAGTGGTCGTCGTAGCACCGCTCAAGATGCTGACATCCTGAAAGCGCAAAGAGCCGCTGTTCACCAAGATGCCGTTAGAAATGGTGCCCGCGTCAATCAGGCACCTCGTGAGGCGCATTTCCCCGCCGCCCGAAGCTTGGCGGAAAATCGTGTTGCCCGCACCTCCGACGTACTGGGTACGGTCGACCGTAAGCGTGCCCGCTCCGGAGTTTTCGACACCATGGCCAAAACCACCCGTGCCTTGGAGGAGAACATCACTAACCCGTGCCTGCCCGGCCGAACTGTAAGCGATGGCTGCCACCGCGTTCGTCGGCTGCGTGACGAGCACTTGGAAGAGCGAAGACTCATCCGAAAGAGTAATCCTTACACCGGTAGCCGCAGTTCCTGTAATCTGACTGCGGCCTGCTCCATAAGCTCCCTGAACACGAACCTGTGTTGGGATAGTGAAAGATTCAGCGAAAGAACCGGGCCCGAGAACAACCGTATCTCCCGCGATAGAGGCTGCCAACGCCGCAGAGATTGTCCCATAAGCCGTGGCTGTCGATCCGCTAACCAACACGACCGAGTTGACGCCCGGTTGCACCAACGTGGAGGGGATGACGGTTTCCTCCCAACCGTTGACTGTGCCATCCGTATTGACGTACAGACGCCCCGTAGAAGCGTCTGTACGGAGGAACAAGTCACCCTCATTGCCCGCAACAGAGCCTTGAGGAGACCCAGATCCACGCTTAATGTTGTCGGCCTCGAAAACGGCGCCGCTTTGGAGGGTGAGATCGACCGACAAAAACAGATCATCCGACGCCACGTTGACGGTTCGGATAAACCCCGTGGTGTCGTCGTTCAGTGTGAGGTTGTCGATCTGGTTGGCCATAGAGGCTTACTTCACCTTGCTGGGGGCTTTCACCTCAACGTTCTTGACATGAACCTCCCAACCCACAGCCCGCTTTTCGCCACCAAGACGGCATCCCACCAAGGCGTTCAGGCGGTTACGAACTTGACGGACCATCATCCCGGTGGCGTTGGCCATCTCTTTGTTGTCGAGCTCCTTTTCGGGCTCGACCTCAAGCTCGACTGTGAGTTGGACTTTCATGTTTCATGCTCCTACGGGCGGATCGCGATGAACTGCGGCTGGTACACAACAAGCGGGCTCGTGTCTGCACCGTCCGCGCCTTGAAGGATGCCGACCACGTAGACGACGTTGCCCGATCCGGTCGGAGGCGTCATGGTGGCAACACCGGCCGTCTGGCTGACGTACACCGGATCACCGTTACGAGCGGCAGCCGGAGCCGCCGCGAAGTTCACCGGCACCAGAGCACCCGGCACGGTGTAGACCTTCACATCAGCAGCAGCCGCCGCCCCCTCAGCCGCGATACCGATGCAAAGACCGTCAATACTGGTACCCGTGTTGGAATCAGCCAGGATGGCGTCGCCCGTCGTGTCTTCGATGGTCACCAGAGCACCGGCCGTGATGGCAGTGCCGGCCGTCAGAGTAATGCCCGAACCGCTGCCCGTGATGTCGAGGAATTGGTTGACCTCAACAGCCTGGCTTCCCGTCGTCGAATCGAACGTCAGGAAGTTGTTGGTTCCGTCATCGATGACCATCGCCGTGGCGTTGTTGGTCTCGAACGTCATCTGGATGTCATCCGCCGACGTGATATCCACGGTGCCCGACGTGGTGGTCTCGAGCGTCAGGTTGGCGCCTGCGACCGAGAAGTTCGAAGCAGCCGAAGCATCGAGGCTGATGGCCTCCGTGCCGGAGACATCGAAGTCACCGTTCGTGGTGTCCGTCGTGATGGTGTTTCCACCCTCGTAGGCGTTCTGGAGCGTAACCGATCCGCCCGTCGCCACCTGAGCCCACGTGGTGCCCGAGCCAGTCGAGGTGTTGATGTAGACCTCACCGGTCGTGCCCGTATCACGGAAGAACAGCGAGCCCGCCAGACCCGTCACGGTGCCGCTAGGATCGCTGTCGCCGACGAAGAAGTTGACCGAGTCACCGTTGATACCGGTGGTCGTCAGCGTCATCAGAGCAGCCGTCTCAGCCACCGTCGAATCGAAGGTGAAGGCCCCGGTACCCGAGTCGAAGTTCACCGAGGTAGCGCCCGTGGCGTTACCCATCGTGAGAGTACGAGCCGCAGCGCCCGTGCCGATGTTGATGGCACCGGTGTTGGCGTCGTTGCCGATGTTGATCGCACCACCCGAGGAGTTGAGCTCGAGCAACCCTGCCGAATCGACCAGAACATCGCCCGATGTAGTGGTGCCCAAACTGAGGTTGGCACCGGCAACGGTGAAGTTCGAAGCGAGAGAAGCATCAAGAGAGATGGCTTGAGTTCCCGAAACGTCGAACGGTCCGTTCGTAGCGTCGGTAACGATCGTGTTGCCGTTCTCGTACGCATTCTGGAGAGTGACAACACCACCCGTGGAAAGCTCCGTCCAAGTGGTCCCGGAACCCGTTGAGGTGTTCAGGTAGAGCTCAGCACCCGCGCCCGTGTCTCGGAAGAAGAGCGACCCCGCGAGACCCGTGATGGTGCCGCTCGGATCGCTGTCACCAACAAAGAACTGGACCGAATCGCCGTTGGTCCCTGTCGTCGACAGTCGGACCAGTGCTTCGTCCTCGTTGTTGTCTCCAACGATGTCCACGAATCCCTGGATGCCAGTACCCGTGTTGGCACCCACATCAAGAGCGATGACGCCTCCGTCACCATTGGTGGAGAGAGCATCACCCGCAGAGATGTTGACATTGCCGCCATTACCCGTGGCACCCGCTCCAGAGTTACCTCCTGTGAGGCTGACGGCACCACCGTTGTTGGCGCCACCGCCATCACCAGCATCAACGGTGACGGCGTTACCGGCCGCAGCCACCTCATCTCCTGCCGAAAGGGCCAAGACGTCCGCCGCAGCAACGGTCAGGTTGCCACTGGTGGTAGTCTCGAGCGTCAAGTTCGCGCCGGCTACCGAAAAGTTCGACGCAAGACCCGCATCCAAGCTGATGGCCTGAGTTCCCGAAACATCGAACGGCCCATTCGTGGCATCAGTGACGATCGTGTTCCCAGCCTCGTACGCCTGCTGAAGGCTGTTGCCGCCACCAGCCGCAAGCTGCGTCCAGGTCGTGCCCGAACCAGTCGAAGTGTTGAGGTAAGCCTCCGCTCCCGATCCCGTATCCCGGAAGAACAGAGAACCCGCATCCGCCGTGACCACACCAGTCGGAACCGAAGTACCGGTGAAGAACCCGACCGTGTTGCCGTTGGTGCCGGTGGACGCGATCTGAAGCAGGACCTCGTCCTCGTCGGCCGGAGACGTGATGTCCACGAAACCGGCCACACCGGTCGTGTTGCCGTCACCAGGAGTGAGGACGATGGAAGCACCACCAGCGGTGCCGCCCGTCGAAGAGCCGGCGGTGAAGGTGATGTCGTTGCCCGAAGCGTCAGCAGCGTTCGCGGTGTCGAACGTCATCGAGGTCGCAGCGTCCACGTCCAACGCAGCCGCCGACGAAGCGATGATGTTGCCCGACGTGGTCGTGGACAGCGTCAGGTCACCAGCCGTGACGCCGACGTTCGACGCAGCAGTACCGTCGATGCTGAAGCCGTTCGTGCCCGTCATCTGGACATCGAAAGTCGTCACATCAGCATCGAAGACGGTATCGAGGTCGATACCGCCAGCAGCCGTGATGCTCAGAAGCTCGGTGCCGGCGATGACCACGTTGCCCTCAGCACCCGAGGTCGTGATCGTGTTGCCCTGGACGTACGCCTCTTGAAGATCGACAGTGCCCTGAGTCGTGAACGTGTTGTACGTCAGCCCCGTGGTCGTCGTGGTCGTGGCGGTCTGCCAGTTTCCGCTCGAGTCGCCCTCGAGGACGTTGACGTTGACAATGCGGATGTCACCACCGGCGGTAGCATCCGCCGTGAAGTCGTTGACCACCCAAGGGACGGTCGCGCCTGTCACACCAACACCACGGATCGTGAGGGTCGTGCCGACGTGGCTCAACACCTCGAAGATGCCGTCGTTGTCATCCAGGTTCGAACCGGCAATCTGGACGATGTCGCCAGCCGCGAACGTACCAGTACCCGTCGTCTGCACGGTCGGGTTCGACACCGCAGGAACACCAGCCACGAAAGTGCCCGCGATGGTGTCGGCGGTCGCCGTCGGCAGGACGTTCACGACGATGCCACCCGTCTGGGCGACCGTGGTCGTGTAGTCCGCGTTCAGGTACAGGTGGTTGTCACGGATATTGACCTGTTCGGAGTTGACCGTGGTGGTCGTTCCGTTGACGATCAAGTTCCCGTCCACCAACATGTTCGCGCCCGTAATGAGCTCGAAATCGGTGGAGAGCTGAATGGTGTCTGGGGTGCCACCCGTCTCAACGGTGCGAATGAGCCCCGTCGTGAGATCGAGCAGTGTCAGGTTGTCTGTCTGGTTGCCGGCCATGGTTCTCTACCTCACGCGCGGAAAGCGATGAACTGTGGTCGGAAGAGCACTTCAGGAGACATCGAAGCGCCGTCTGCACCTTGCAGAGTTCCGACCGTGAAAAGGGTGTTTCCATTTGACGTAGGAGGCGTCACTGTCGCCTGCCCCGAGGTAGAGTCGAGAAAGACCAAACGGCCATTCAGACTCGCTGCTGGTGCCGCACCGAACCGAACGCTCGGCAAGGACCCAGATTTCGTAAAAACTTGCACGCTGACGCTCGCGCCAACGGTTTGTGCGGAGATGCCAATCACTTCCCATACACCTCCGGCAATAGAAGAATTCGCGCGAATCACTTCCCCCGAGGAGTTGAAAGTCAGCACGTCCCCCGCCGTCAACGCCTCCCCCGACGTGAAGACCTCGATGGAGGTCAGGTCGTTGGTCACGACATCGGTGATCGCGTCCTGGACGTTGTCCGCGCTGAGACCGGGAACGCCCCCATCGTCAAAAGTGATGTCCTCTGCACGACGACTCTGAGAAATCTCCCAGATGCTGTTGGCGGGGTCAGAGACGAGCCACAACGAGTCGCCGTGCTGGTCGAGGGTCTGAGTGACAGAACCATCGATGGTGTCACCACCCGTTCGTGTCACGGTCACCACGTTGGCGGACGCATCCACCTTCATGACCTGTAGATCGTTGCCAAGCCTCGAGCTCGTCGCCGGCAGTGTGATCGACACAGGACCCAGCGTCGCGTCCGCAAGGATGACCTGTTCGGTTCCCACGACATGCGCGCCAGCCGGCACCACGATGGTGGGCCCCGTCGGATCAACCACATAGCCGAGGTCGGCCATGAAGTCGTCGAGGTCAGTGTCGCGCGTGCCGTCAACGACCGTGATCTCAGTCCAAGGAGTTCGTTGAAGGAACTCGAGCGTGGCGCCAGAGCCCGCCTCGATGATGTTGTTGAGGTCGTCTGAATAGACCCCCGTCCAACGGTATCGGCGAGTGCTCATGCTGCCACCTCCACGGTGACCTCCGGACGCCGAGCTCCGCTACCCGCCACCGCCACCTTAGTTACTTGGATTCGGATAAGGTCTCCGGCAGAAACCGCTACAGAGTTGACCGTGTCCGAACCGTTCGAAGACGTACTCGCAAGACCGACCGTCAACGCCGTCGCAACCCCGTTCACGAAAACCGTGTACGTGATGACCGCGCCAGAGCCTCCGGGGTTGTTGTGCCGGACGTACATGTTCTGAAGCGTCCCCGCGATAGGGGACCGAAGTTCGATGAACGCGGTGCTACTCGCCAAAGGAGCCGTCCGTTGCTCGTAACCGGGGTCAAGCACTCGAGCTGCGGTGCTGTTCGCGACGCTGTTGTTGCCCCAAGCAAGAACGGCAGTACTGGCTTCGTTGCCAGAGGTGACAACCTCCGACCAGCTCGTGCCCGAACCTGTGGACGTGTTGATGTAGAGCTCACCACCCGTCCCGGTATCGCGAAAAAACACCGAACCGGCCTGACCAGTTACGGCTCCTGACGGATCGTTGTCTCCGACAAAAAAGTCAACGGAATCACCGCTGGCCCCCGTCGTCGTCCAGGTGGAGATCGGAAGCGCTTCTCCACGATCTGTAGAAAGATCGAGGAGCGTTCCGACGGTGGCGAGGATGTCGGTCGTCTGAGAATCCAGACGAAGTGATCCGCCAACCGAAGTCACTCGGACTTCATCACCAGCGGTGAGGTTTACGTCCGAAGCAACCGAAGTGAGGTTAGCGTCATTGCCGGCCCCGATCGCCGTGAAGACGATGCCACCATCGAGGGCGGTTCCCGTGATGTTGCCCGAGGTAGTCGTTGCCGTGATCGCGTCGCTTGCCGAGATCAGGACGTTACCCGTCCCCGTGCCTGCGTTGCTCGAAGAGAGCGTCAGGTCCAGGGCACCAGCGTCAGTACCCGCAACGGTGAAGTTCGAGGAGACCTCAGCATCCAGGCTGACAGACTCCGTGCCGCTCACGTCGAAGTCGCCCGACACGGCACTCGTGACGATGGTGTTCCCGTTGTCGTATGCCTGCTGAAGCGTCAGGCCAGCACCACCGCCAAGGCTCACCAACGTCCACGTCGTGCCGGACCCTGCCGACGTATTCAGGTAGAGCTCAGCCCCGGCGCCCGTATCCCGGAAGAACAGCGAACCCGCCTGCCCCGTGACAACACCCGAAGGATCGTTGTCACCCACGAAGAAATCAACAGAATCTCCGTTGAGGCCCGTCGTCGTCAGTGTGGCAGCAGGAAACGTCTCACCACGCGAGCTCGAGAGCGCGATGACACCGTCAGTCGCAAGCGAGATGTCTTCCGTACCCGAGACATCAAAGGGGCCAAAGCCTGCCGAGGTAACGATGGTGTTTCCTACCTCGTAGGCGTCTTGAAGCGAACCGCCACCGCCTCCACCCGTCGTGCCCGGAAGAAGCTGGCCAGCGATGTAAGCGTAGACATTCGCACCGAGGCCACCGACATCCCCGTTGCCGTTGAACTGCATCGTGACCTGGCCCTCAGTCAGGCACACGTTCACGCCAGCCAACGTGGTCGAAGCGATGTCCGCTCCCTCGGAAGGAACCTCAATCAGGTACGAACCCGCAGCGACTCCAGCGAGACCACTCCCAGGGGTCGCCGTCGAGATGACGTACTCACCGTTGAGGTTTCGGAACGCGCCTGTCAGGCCAGTGATTGCGACGGGCTCACCGACCAAAAAGCCCAAGGTTTCGAGCGTCGTCGGAATGACGTTGTCGGGAAGGACCAGGCGAAGAACCCCACCGACTCGCTCGATGTTTGGAACCGCAGGACGGAGCGTCTGGCCCGTGCCGGCCGGACCACCGCACCTGCTCTTGTCGCGGAACTGGAGGATGATCTCGGACGTGATCAACCCCTGCCGCGTGAACGTGCAAATGTCGCCCTGGTGCCACGAGATGAAAGTCCTCGTGGACATGGGGATGTCCACGTAGCTGTTCGGAGGAACCGGTACCGCCCGGGTCCGGTTCTTTTGAATGGTGATCTCGTCGAGGTCGTACAGAGTCACCGACGCCGGATTTGGGCGTCCGTCTGCGTACACGCCCGTGTGTGTACATCGGACGATCAGAACGGCGACGATGTTGCTCATGGCAGGGTCCGAGAAAGGGATGCACGAATCCCTACCTACGCCCTGCTATCGACCGAAAAACGCGGCGCGCCGAGAGCGCTACCCAAGGAAGTCGCGCAGGCGTCCGGCCACACCCTCAGGATCGCTTTTGACCTCGGACTCCCAAATCACGAGGCACTCGAGGCCGACTTCGGCATACGCCTCGATGAGCTCGGACTCGTGCTGCTCAGGCCAAACGCCCGTGAACTGCTCGCTGTGCCAGAAATCTCCGTTCACCTCCACCACTTTGCGGAGATCGCGGAAAGGATGGCCATGTACGGGACCGCGCAACACGAAATCAGGGTTCTTGTGACGCCCGAGGCGGGGGAGCCACCTCCAGAACGTGCGGTTCCCGGTGTACAGAAGACGGGGCTCCATCTCTTGAACCATGCGTTCAGGACCATTCGGTTCTCGGGAACTGCTCTGTGCGTGGAGCATCATCCGAGCGAAGTCCCGGTCCTGCATCGGATGTGTCATGCCATACCGATCCGCCAAATCTTCGAGGGTCTCGGCTTCGGTTCCGTACTCCGGAAATTCGTATCCCACTTTGGCGAGACACTCACGCAGAACCTTCTCCTTTACCCGAGGCCACGCGAACGGGTTGTCGTTGCCCCGGAGAATGGGACGTTTACCTTCTAACGCGGCTTGAACCTGCTCGTAGAGAATGGACCCTTGAGCGAAAGGGCTTATAGCCCCGTAACGCTCCATGTTGGTCTTTTCGGTTTTTGTACGAGTCTCTGGATGTTGTTGAGGGTTCTCAACACCCCACCGTTCCAACATGGTCCGTAGACGACGTGCGCGAGTCACCGCTTCAGCATCCCGAAACATCCAGACGACACACACCTGTCGGTGCCTCTTCATCTGGGTCAACGAGGTGCTCTCGTGCCCACACAAACACGGCTCAGGAGCTTCCGTGTCAGGCCAGCCTTCGCAGATCGCCTTGTGGCGGCTCGTGACCTTGGTGAACACCTCGTCGCAGTGAGGACAGATCTCGTAGTTGCCGGAAACGATCAGCTCTTCTCTCCGGGCCTTTTCGCGCTCTCCCCGAGCACGCGCCAGCTCGGCATACCAAGTCGCGGATTGCAGAAACGAAACAGCCCCGTGACGCTCCAGTGTGGTCTGCTCGGTACGTCGTCGGATCTCAGGAACCTGCTGCGGGTTCTCGGCCCCGTGACGGTCAAGGTTTGTCGCGCGGATCTTCTCCTTGATCTCCTCGGACGCGAAAACATTGTCGGCGCCGTACCGCTCCCGATTCGTGCGTCGCCGTTTCCTCTGCACCTTCTTGGACTTCAGATGATGATCAACCCCGTATTTGCGACGTGCCGTATCCCGCGTCTTCTCCTTGACCTCATCGCTCTGCCCGACGTTGTCGACGCCGTACTTGGCCTGCGTCGTCTTCTTGCGTTTGGCACCTGAAGAACGCGCGACCACTGGAGCTCCAGGGAACCGGCTCTCGTACTCCTTGCGCTTCATCCCGTCGTGAGCGCGCTTGAGATGGTCGCTCAGACGCTTCACTCGGACTTCTGTGCCCTCAGCAGCACAGAGAAGACACCCGACATAGTCCTCGTTCTCAACCTTCTCAGGCGCCCACAAACCGCGACCAAAATGCCTGTCGAAATTGAACTCCGACGGCGGCACACCGATCACCTCATCCCACTTGGAGCACCCATTCGTGTGCTTGGGGACGGCTTTGGGGGATGAGAGCGGTTTTTGGCAGGCCGGACAGCGCAACTCGGTCATTCAAAGAGACTATCGCGTGACCAAAAACAAATCAAAGTTGTTTGTAAGTGCTTGATTTTACTACACAAATGATCGCGGCGAAAGCACACCCCGACCAGTCGCGGGCCCGAAACTAGAGCGGACACCGAAACCGAACTTCGGTTGTTGCAACCCTCGGATGAATTTCACGGTCCGGGATTTGGCCTCTGTCGCTTTATCGAGCTGGCCCTCTGCGTTCTGCTTCAGGCTCTCGTACTTACTCGACTTCTCGAGACTCAACGAGATCCCACCGATGCTGTAGTCGAACTCGTCGTGCACCCAGTTGATGCTCAAAGCGAAGAGCGCGTGCACCGCTGCCGCCCACAAAATGAACGTACGCCACACCGGCTTGCGAGCGCACAGATCGTTGAGTGTACGGATGCCCTCCGTCTCAGGAGGCATCGCGTTGAACCAGTCGAGTCCCATCTCGAGGTAGCAAAGCAGCTCGTGGTCTTCCCAGACGTAGCCGAAGACGCGGTTGTACTTCTTGATCACGCCCTCTTGCTCGGGAGGACGGAAGTGATAGTTGCGGTCCGGGTTGTTGTCCCGGAGCATGATCCGAAGCTTGTCCACCAGGTCCTGCTCACAACTCGAGAGCAGTCGTTGCCCGAACTGGGAGCTCGAGGGCTCAACGATGCAGAACTCTTGGACGACCTCTTGCGGCTCGTCCATCAACGTCTTCCGGAATGTCCACCGGATCCGGTAGTCGCCCGCAGAGACGCCCGGGAACACCATGATGGCGGCGTAGTACTCACCAACCGCAGGGTTCACTGGTACGTGTGCAGGCGGCCCAACCAGAACCTCGACCCCTGGTGGGCCCATGCTCTGGTCTACGAAGTAGAGGGCGTACGAGATCTCAGCCGCATCACAAGGGACACCGAGCTCATCGACCAGGAAGATCTTGAGATCGTTCCTGCCGAGCTCTTGTCCGATATTGAAGCATACAGCCACGCTCTACAACCTCACGTCGCCGAGATCAAAGATGTCGGCGACGGAGATCGGCAGCTTCTCGCCGCTGGAGGTGTCCTTCACCTCAACTTCAGTGTTGTCGCCCGTTTCAGTTTTCACGTTGATATCGGACTCGACTTTGACTTTGACCTCACCGGGATCGGCGGGTTTGCCCTCGTCGAGGATTTTCTTGGACTTGGCGACCCACTCGTCCATGACGTGAATCAGGTCATCGAGGAACTGTGCGTCCGACTGGTCGATGGACTTGTACTGGATCAGGCGAGTGTAGATCTCAGTTTTGCCTTTGAAGGCTGCTTCGATGTCCTTTTTCGTCTGCTCTCCGAGCTCATCTACAGATTCAGAGCTGGTGACGTGAGCATCGAGCTGGGGGAGAACTTCTTTCTCGATCGCCTTGCGCGCCATGGGAGACACAGCCACCAGCGCCGCTTTCTCCCGTTCGGAAGCTACGTGCTGTTGGACCGAATCGTCTCCCTGAATGAGCTGCTCAAGACGCATAGAAGCTATCCCCTGTCCTCGTGGGTGAGGGCCTTCATGACCTTGATCTCATCCGCGTATGTCAGCGCCGCAACCTTACTGGTTCGGTTGTAGTACTGGTCCCGGAGCTCGCGCATGGATGCGTTGTCCGCTTCCTCGAAGAGGAAGTAGACCCGGCCTCCATCTCGTTGCGTGCCCGTCAACTTCACTCCTGCGACCTTCAGGTAGGCGGCGTAGTACAGGTCCGAGGTCCTGTAGCCGTTTCGTTCTTCTGCCATTTCTTCTCTCCGTTCGTTGGTTCTGACCGTCTCCCAGAGGGAGAGGAAGCGGGCGCCGACCAGAATGGGTCGGCGCCCGGAAGTCCGCTAGAGGACGGTTCCCGTCGCGCTGTAGACGGTGACCGCAGCCCCCGTCACGTCGTCGTACGTGAAGTTCGCCGACTTTAGCAGCGAGACGTTCCCGTTCAGGTTCGACACGAGGAACTGCCCGGTGTCGTAGAGCTGCTTGTAGACGCCCTCGACGAAGGCGCCCTGCTGAGCGGCAACCTTGACGCCGCCAGCAGCCAGGTCCGTGCCAGCGTCCACCTGATAGCCAGCACCAGCCATGACACTCAAGAGCTCCGTGAGAACGCCCGTCGATCCACCACCACTGAGGCTCGTGCCAGCCACGACACCCACAAGAGCAGCGTCCACAGCCGCCGCATCGAGCACCATGCCGGCCTGAGCGATGGCGACCAGAGCCGTCGCCGCAGCGTCAGCCTCAGCTCCGGTGAACGGAGCACCGCCAGCAGCACCACCGGTATCGATGTTGCCGAGCAGGTAGGCCGCGAGACCCGACACGTCAGCCGACACGGTGAAGGTCGGGCCAGCACCGACGAGACCGTCAACCGGATCGGCCGGGATGTTGTGCACGTACCCGGTCTGACCGAGGCCAGGCGGGTAGATGTAGTTCTTGCTCGAGGTGTTGGGGTACAGGTCCACCACCTGCAACACCCCGTCAGGGATGTCCATACGACGCATGATGAGGAAAACTTCAGCCATCGTCTTTTCTCCTTACGGGGTGAAGAGGGATCCATCGTCGTTGTAAACAACGACCGCTTCGCCGTTCGGATCACCGGGGACTCCGGCGTACACGAACGAGCTATCAGTGAACTCAGCGAGCTCACCCACCACGAACGACAGCGGAAGACCGTCGTTCAGGAACAGGGCGCGGTTCGAGTTCTCGACGAACCCAGGACCACCAGCCGAACCCACCGGAGGCTGCACGTCCCAAACACCACCGCCGTCTGCAAGTTGAACCCCTCGCGGCACTTCGTACTTTGCGCCTGCCAGAAGATTCAGTACATCGGGAAGCTGGGCAGCGGTGATGGCAGCACCGCCGACGAGCGCACCGTTGATGTCGGCAAGCTGAAGCGTTCCCGCTGCCGAGGTGAGATCACCGAACCCGTAGAGGGCCAGGACCGCAGCGGCGCCCGTGTTGGCGTCCGCAGCCGTGACTTGGCCCGCATCCACACCACCAGCCATGCCGACCGGGGAGAACCCAGCAGCGTTGGAGGAGGCCAACGCCAGGTTGCCGGCCGCCCCATCCATGTTGGCAGTGATGGTCACCACGCCAGCGGCAGGAACTGCCGTAACGAGATTGGACAGACCACCAGGCTGAGCCAGACCGTTCATCGGGTCGTTGATGGCAGCAGCCAGATCGGCCGCCACGCCGGCATCGGTGCCCGAAGCCAGACTGAAGTCATTGGAACCCGGAGTACGGGGCCCAGCAACTGCCGTGAAGATCTGAGCGCCAACCGTCACCGTGTCAGCGGGGAGGATTGGGGTCGCCACCACAACGGTGAAAGTACCTGTACCTGCTGCGCCGGTGCCGTCGTTGACGTTGGTAACGATCCACGCCGCGAGACCATTGGCAGCACGGTGCATGACGACCTCGCCGCCGCCCAAAGTGGTTTCGACAACCGTGTCGTTCTCGACCGCGTTGACGTACTTGGTCTGACCCGGTGCGTCGAGCGTCAGGTTACGCTGCGACACGTTCGGCTCGAGGTCGAGGACCTGGAGCGTCCCGTCCGGGATGTCATTCCGCTTCATGATGATGTACGGCATTGCTCTTCTCCCTAGAGGACGCTTCCGTCGTCGGCGAGAACAAGAAGGGCAGGACCGAGCACGCCGTTGTACTCGAAGTCCGCACGCTTGTAGTTGAACAGGTCACCCGCGCCGTTGGAGACGTTGAAGGCGCCCGTGGCTTCGATCCGCTTCACGCCAGGCGTGGTAGCGAAGAACCCTTGGCGAGTCGGGTTGAAGGTCGAGCCGTTGGTGTCCACGACGCTGCCAGCCGGAAGCTGGTACTTGGCGCCGGACAGGAGCTCGAGGAGCTCGCTGAGAAGACCCGTGGAAGCGCCTGTCTCGAGACCAGTGCCCGCAGTCGCACCCGCAGCGACAAGCTCAGCGTCCACCTCGGTGAGGCCGACAGCCATGCCGCCCACAGCCAGGGCGATGATCGCGTCCGCCGCATCGTTGGCAACAGTCGCGGTGAGAGCAGCACCGCCGCTGTCCTCCACGTTGTCGATCAGGTACGCGGCCAGGCCGCAGGCATCGCGCACCGTCAGGATGGCGCCAGGAGCGGTCGTGACGACATCGTCGCTGGCGGGGATCTGACGGACGTACCCGCTCTGTCCCGGGGGATCGAGCGTGTAGTTGCGCTGGGAGTCGTTGGGCTTGAGATCGTCGACCTGCAACACCCCATTCGGGATGTCCGTCCGACGCATGATGATGTACGGCATCGTGGTGATTCCTCCGGGTCCCGAGATGGGCTCTCTCTACATTGGAGGGGCTATAAACAGATAACCGATAATGCGCCCCTAGCGCTGACCGGTCACGGTGGAGATGAGAATCGAGAAGTTCGGGTTGGCGCCGTCGGCGGCAAGAGAGATCTCGTCCTTCATGCCACTCGAGTGCGAGATCGAGGCGCCAGGGTCTACCTGCATCATCGGCAAACCCTGTCCAACCGAGAAGAAAAGAGGTGCGGCACCGTGGTTGGTGATGACCATCGCATCGGCAAAAGCCGGTACGTGAAAAGACATCGACTCGAGAGGCGCCGGAAGACCCGGAACAGCACCCACGTCAGGCGCGGTGCCATAGAGAGTCAGGGCAGGACGCGGCACCGAGAAAAAGTCCGGCGTCTGCATGACGAGGATGTCGCTCTGGTCCGTCGCGCTCGCCGTCCCCGGAAAAACACCGCCGGGGTAACCAGCCTGAACGCTACCAGCCGCCGCTGCGGTTGCCACCGTCGAGACCTGGAACCGCAGGAACCAGAGATCAGAGTCCGGCGGTACCTCCGGCGACAGGCCGAAGTACTCGGTCGGATCGAAAGTCGCACGGGTCTGACCTCGAGTGATGTCGCCCGAGATGCCCGTACGTCGCTGCCGGATCTCCTTGCTGATGAAGGATCGACCTCGAAGGAACTCGAACACCGCTGTGGTACCAACGCCACCCACCCCGTTGGTGGGGCCGTAGGCGTTGTCCAGCGAATTCGCCACACGAACCCGGTATCCGAGGATGTCCGAGTTGTTGATGAACTGAAGCTGAGCGAACTTCTCCGCCCGGTACAGAATGTTCGCGAAGGGGATACCGCTGCTCATGCCGAACTAGCCTTTTCCTTACGAGCCAGCCGCTCGTAGCCGCTCGTGTCCTTGCCTTTGTCCTTCGCGAGCTTGGCAGCATCACTCCACGAGTCCACGCGCTCGCCACC